GTTTTTGACTGCTTGCAGGGTCGACTGCAACCAACAGTTTACAGCTAAATCCAGAGCCCCCAAAATATGTGTGTGTTTTTCATAGTAATACTAGTTTAATCGGTAATTCTTAATTATGTATTAATAATTAAATAATGTATGTTCTGTACTTACAAAAAACCCTTATTACAATAGAGTGGATAAGAGGCTAAAAAAAACTTTAAAAATTGGGAAAAAATTTGCCCTATTTTGAGTGAAAAAGTACGTTGAACTTTGTTTTTAGGAAATGAGAAAATGTCGGAACAAGAGATGAAATTACGCTATAAATTCTTAGATGAGTCGGTATGGCAACGTCTTAATCAAGCTATATCGGTTGGTGCTTACATTGAAGATGCTTGTGTATTTGCTGGGATAAGTTCTAGGCAGTTCCGTAGGTGGAGAGAACTCGCTGAACAAGGTATACAACCCTATGCAGAACGCTGGGAAGAAATAAACAAATCTGAATCTCAATCTATTGTACGTAACTTGTTTAATATACAGAACGCTTCTAATAATGGAACATGGCAGGCTTCTGCGTGGCTTCTTGAAAGAAAATATCCAGAGAAGTATGGTCGTAAAGAAACTGTTAATGTTGAGAGTAAGAATAAACAATTTGATGTGGAACTCTACTGGAGTGATGGTAAAAAGTTTGTTGAGGGCGAAGTTGTGTCCGATATGTCCGATAATAAAAAAGATGAAAAAGAATAATGGCTATACCTCAAGATTTTGATGATACTAATGAGAAGTTCATTGACATAGTTCAAGCAAATGACTGGGGCTTTCCTATTACTATATTTGAAGAAGTTGCTAATGAATCGGAAGATTATTTTCGTGGGGGATTCTACGTGCTACCTATTCCACAAGCTGTACTTAAACTTTGGATAGAAATGCTAGACACACCAGATGAGGACAATGGAAACTTCTTTACCGACTGATAATACAGGTGGACTAAAACCTTTTAAGGTTAAACTCCCTGAACTTCATTCAGGTCAGCTCAATGTTGCTTCAAGTAATGCTAGGTTTAAAGTTCTTGTAGCTGGTCGTAGGTGGGGAAAGACTCGGCTTGGTGTGTGGCTCTGTATAGCTAAAGCTATGCAAGGCAAGAGAACATGGTGGGTTGCTCCAACGTATGCTATGGCTCTAGAGGGCTGGAAAGAAATTAGAAATCTTGGTATTGACTATGGCTGTATTGTAAAAGAATATGAAAAAACTTTATACACTCCAACTGGTGGGCAGGTAACAGTTCGTTCTGCTGATAATCCAGATAGGTTACGTGGAGCTGGTCTTGACTACATTGTGCTTGATGAGTGTGCATATATCAAAGAAGATGTATGGAAAGAAGTCTTACGTCCAACTCTTACTGAGCGTAGAGGTGGTGCTTTATTTATCTCATCTCCTAAAGGGTACAACTGGTTTTCTAGATTGTTTGATGATGCAGTTAAATATGATGACTGGGATAGGTGGCAACTTCCTACTAGCACTAATCCTTATGTACCTAATGATGAGCTTGAAATTGCTAGGCGAGAGATTGGTAGCTTCTTATATTCGCAGGAATACTTAGCTGAGTTCGTTGAAGCAAAGGGTGGAATAATTCATCCAGAATGGTTTAGGTATTATCAAGATGGAAAGAAGCAGGTTTATGATGATAAGGGTTATGAAAAAACTCTTACTACTGTTACGACTGCTGATGCAGAGATTCATACAGAAGATTTAAGACGCATTACTACTGTTGACTTGGCAACATCTACCAAAGAATCTGCTGATTACACAGTTGTAACTACTGTTGGTATCTCTCCCAATCAAGATGTATTTGTGCTGGATGTTGTTAGGGCTAGGCTTGAAGCTCCACAAGTGTTAAAGCTATTGCAGGATGTCTATGACAAATGGCAACCAGAAGTTATGGGAGTTGAACGTGCTGGGTATCAACTTGCATTTGTGCAGATAGCTAGACAACAAACTAACCTACCAATACGTGAACTTCGTGCAGATAAAGATAAAGTCAGCAGAGCGTTGCCTTTGTCTGCTAAGATGGAAGCTGGACAGGTCTATTTTCCTAAATATGCAGATTGGTATTTGGATTTAGAAAAAGAGCTACTACAATTTCCAGCAGGAGAACATGACGACCAAGTAGACAGTTTGGCGTATGCGATATTGCAAGTAGCAAGAAAAAGAGAGTTTAGAGCATATTGATAGAACACAATAGGTTGGCTTTGGGTGGGTTTTTCCTTTGGGTGTGTTCATTAATCCACTCTTAGCCATAGAGGAGAGAACGTGGCAGAACGTAGAAATTTAAGCGATATAATATTCGGCAGAGCGAAGTCTGTTGATGAACAAAAAAGAATTAACTTTTTCCGTGATGCTGATTCCTTATATAATAATAACAACTTCTTACAGGGCTGGAACTCTAAAGCAGGTGCATTTGATGTAACCAGCATGGGTAATGGTGCTTCTAACTCGGCAGTTGTTGCCTGTTTGCAAACTCTAGGTATGTCGTTCTCTGAAGCTACCCTTATGATTAGACAACAAGATAAAGACGGCTCTCAACAAGAATTAATTAATCATCCGTTCACAATGTTAATGAGGCGACCTAATCCTTACATGAGTGGAGATATAGTTCAGCAATATATTATTAATGCTATGCACGTATCTGGAGATGCCTACCTTATAAAACAAAAAAATAACGCTGGTCAACTTGTTGCTCTTTATCCTCTAATGCCAGAACAAGTTACTCCTAAAGGTAATGATGATGAACTTATAACTCATTATGAATACGACACAAACAACAGAAATGTTATGGTAATGCCACAAGATATGGTGCATATTCGTTTAGGGCTTGACCAAACTAATCACAGGCAGGGCTTTGCTCCACTTCGTTCTGTTCTTAGGGAAATATACGGAGATGAATCTGCTGGTCAAATGGCTACTGCACTTCTAAGCAATAGTGGTGTGCCTAATGTAGTTATCTCTCCTAAACAAGATTTTGGTTTAACTGAAACTGAAGCTGAGCAAGTGCAACGTGCATTTAAACAAAAAGTAGGGGGAAAGAACAGGGGTATGCCTTTAGTTCTTAGTGGCTCAATGGATGTTAAGAAAATGGCTTTTAGCCCTACTGAATTAGACATTGGTACGCTTCGTAGGGTGCCAGAGGAAAGAATTTCAGCAGTACTTGGAGTTCCTGCAATCTTAGCTGGTCTAGGTGCAGGTTTGGATAGGGCTACTTATTCTAATGCTAGAGAGCTACGTGAGTTCTTTACAGAAAGCAAACTTATTCCTCTATGGAAGCAAGTTGGAGAAGAACTAACACAACAAGTTTTACTTCGTGACTATGAAGTGAGTGATGATGCTTGTGCTGAATATGACTTTGCTGATGTACGTGCATTACAAACAGACCAAGACGCTCTTTATACTCGTATGAATGTTGGCGTACAAGGTGGATGGATAACTATTAAAGAAGCTCGTGAAAAAGTTGGTTTACCTGTTGATGAATCGCAAGAGGTATATCTACTTGATACGAACAAGATACTTACACCAGCTAATTCTATGGATGAATATACTGCATCTGAAACTCCTACTGAATCTGTTGACAAGCCCGTTGTTGAGCAAGAAGCACAGGTTGAAACTCTAGATGATGAAGAACAAAAGTTTCACGAATATAAAGTTGTTACAGAAATAGATGGAGAATACTGCGTTATTGCAGAAGTATCAGGGCGTAATATGGGTTGCTATCCAACACGTGAACTTGCTGAAACTAGATTATCTCAAGTTGAAAGATATGGAGATGGTAGCAAAATTGCATTAAGTGGAGATAAATTTACAACACAAGAAGAAGCTGAAAAACGTGCTTCCGAAATTGGTTGTGTAGGTTATCACACTATGGATGATGACGGAAACACAATCTATATGCCATGTGATACTCACGAAGAATATGATGAGTTGATTGATGGAACAGAAACAAGTTAGCCAAAGGGTACGTAAAGCTCTTGAGAAAAAGGTTGAGGAACACAACGAGAAGCACGGCGATACTGCTGGTAAACGTGTCACTCTCCGTATGCTTATTGCTGTATTTAAACGTGGAGTAGGAGCATATAATACTAATCCAGCGTCTGT